GAATTTAGTTAATAATTATATAGTTTGTTTTTTCTTATTCGAGATTTACGTGCCCTATAACGAGTGCGATACCAGCTATTTCTTCCTTGGGTATATCGAAAGGAGGGTATCGGGTATTCTCGCTTACTGCAGAGAGCGAGTTTGTTGTAGTACCTGGCATTAGCCGTTTGATAAGTAGTCCTTGCTCACGTGTTGCAATGACATGTGGTCGATTCCACTGTATGAAACCTGAGTTATGTATGATAGTACAGCCAACGATATCACCTGCATTGTATTTAGGTTGCATAGAGTCGCCTGTTACTTCGATCATAAAGTCGACATGCTGTCTTCTCCATTTTGGAATAACATAATACTCTTTTACATCGCTTTCGGTTATTGCAAAATCGGCATTGCCGAATCCTGCAACAACCTTTTGTGATACTAAAGGTATCAACTCATGTGTGGAATGTTGCGGATCAAGACAGCGGAAAGCCTCAGGAAGTCTATCTCTTGCTGTTGGCGTATTCGGTTGTGCTGTTACGCGTGGCTCTTGTGTTGTGGGTTTGAGCATAGCACCCTCACCTGTGAGAAGCCAATCTGCGGAAATATTCGCATTTGCGCATATTTTAGAAATTACATCAAAGGAAGGCTTGCCTTGTCTTGCACCTACAACATTGGCAATTACCGTAGGCGTTACTCCGATAGCCTTTGCGAAGGCACTTTGATTGCCTTTGTAAACGGAATTGATTATAGCTTCAAAGCGTTTGTTTATGTCCATTTTTAATCGTTTTTGCGCTATTGCGTAAAATAAATGCAAAATAATTTGGATTATTCGCAAATGCGTATTATCTTTGCAGCGTGTTAAGTTTATTAACAGCGTCCAAAGATACGAAAATTGGGTGTAATTTGCAAACTTTAAAGATTAAAGAATATGAATGAAACTCTTTTAGACAAAGTAAGTGCTGAAAATGTAGATATGCTGATAGGTGCATTATCAGAAATCTTGAGCGAGATGTGTAGTATAGAGGAGAATCAAGAGAACAGACATCGTGACGATACCTACTGTACATGCCTTTCGCTAAATAGCATAGCTTTGGCATCTCTTCGGAGACATGCAAGAGAGAAGACAGCGATTGATATGTAGGTAACACTGCCCTTAAGAACAACAATTAAAAAGCAACAGATATATGGAAAAGCAGATTTTTGTGAATGAGAAAGCCAAGGCACACCTTCGCAAGGTGTTCAACTGTACGGGTGTGATGGTGTGGAAAGCCTTGAAATTCAAAAGTGACAGCGACCTTGCAAGGAAAATTCGCTTCACAGCGTTACAACAACTTAATGGAATAGCGAATTGGACTCCAGAAGAGGTGGAGACTACACACGAAGAAACCGAGCGAACAATGACGCAACACTTCAGCGCACGTGTGAAGCTGGTGTATGACCGCACGGACGGCAGTGCGCATATACTGGTTGATGGAAAAGAGGAACGCGTTGAGCAGCCTTCTGACATACCTGGCTTTATGGAGTTGCAGAACGAGGTTGAAATGATAGCTATGAGTTTGTAATCTAAACGGGATGGAATACTTCAATAAGATATTGTGCGTAACGAGTCCTGAACTGACATCTGGCAGCAATCCTATCTTCAAAGAGGGCACACTGAATGTGTATGCTTCAAAAGGTAAGGTTTCACGTGTTCATCGGTTCGGAGGCGAGGGTGGCTATACACTCTACGCATGGAGTTCCATTCCTCAGAAATACAAGGCTCGGTATATGGAACGATACGGTGATCCAGAGCAACGAATGAAGGAAGCAATGATGCGTGACCGCATCAAGCTTGATAGTGAGGCACGTGAGTTCTTTGAAAACTTCACCTACGAGAAGAACGGCAAGCAGGAACATCTTACAGAGAAGCTCATTGAAGAGTACACCATTAATGCGAGTGTTCTGAAAGAACTGTTGAAAATGATGGCACAGCGTAGAGCTATCCGTCAGAGTCTGAATGGTAGCACGGGCGGAGCTTGGGAGGTAATCTATCAGAGTTCTGAAGCTATGCGCGAAGAGTATCAGCACACCCTTCCACAGAACGAAGCACGCCTGAAGGCAAAGATTAAGGCTTTCAAAGCAGATGGGTATAAGAGTCTTATTAGCGGTAAGGTAGGCAATAAGAACACGCAGAAGATTACTGACGAGTTCGGACAGCTACTCATCGCACTGAAGCGTTGCAGAGTTCCAGTCTACACCGATGCGCAGCTCTTTGAAGAGGCAAACCGCCAGGCAGAAGCAAACGGCTGGAAGCCACTGAAAAGCCTTAGCGGTATGAAGCGATGGCTGAACAGTGCTGCGATTATGCCACTATGGTACGATGCTGTGCATGGTGAGCAGGCAGCACGACAGAAGTTCGGACGTAAACACCGCACGGCACTGCCAACGAAGCGTGATGCGCTGTGGTATGGTGATGGTACGAAGCTGAACCTATATTATAAGGATGATGCTGGCAAGGTGCGCACCACGCAGGTCTATGTAGTCATTGACGCGATGAGTGAGGTGATGCTTGGTTGGCATATCAGCGATACGGAGGACTACGAAGCGCAATACCACGCATATCGCATGGCAATTCAGACCAGCAAGCACAAGCCTTACGAGATTGTGCACGACAACCAAGGCGGGCACAAAAAGCTGGACGCCGACGGATTATTCAGTAAGCTTTGCCACGTGCATAGAACGACACAACCATATAATGGTGAATCAAAGACCATTGAGGCAGTGTTCGGCCGATTCCAACAACAAGTACTGCATAAGGATTGGCGTTTCACAGGTCAGAACATTACGGCAAAGAAGATGTCGAGCCGTCCGAACCTTGAATTTATTGAGGAGAACAAGGATTCACTCTATACACTTGAGGAACTGAAAGATGCTTACACAACGGCTACTAAGGAGTGGAACGAAATGCAACACCCTGCATACGGCAAGAGCCGTCAGGAAGCCTACGACAATAGCGTGAATGAGGAGACACAGCAAGTTACAGCACACGATATGGTGGATATGTTCTGGGTAACGGCTAAGCGTATGAGCACCTTCACCGACCAGGGCATAAGCGTAACGATTAAGAAGGAGAAGCGACAATACGAGGTAATGAGTGAACCGGGTATGCCAGACCACGAGTGGCGTAGACAGCACACTTACGAGCGGTTCGTAGTCAAGTACGATCCTTACGACTTCGGAAGCGTTCGGCTCTATAAGAAAGAAGCTGATGGTAGTCTGCGCTTTGAAAGAGTAGCAGAACCATACGTTGTGATTCATCGTGCCATACAAGATCAGACAGAAGGCGAAGCTGCATTCATCAGACAGGAACAGGCTGCGAACACTACTGACCGTATTGAGCGCACCGTTGCTGGACGTGAGATTGAAAAGGCTCACGGCGTAATGCCAGAGCAGCACGGTCTGCGTAGTCCAAAGCCTAAGGGAATGACAGCAGCTGAACGCAGGCAGATAGAACGCCGTACAGGTATCTATAGCAAGTCGCCTGAAGAGTATAAGATTGGAAGAAAGACAAAGCAGGTAAGCCTTGAGGATTGGTCAGCGGTTGAGACAACTGTGGTTGATATGGCTTCAGTAGCTGGAAAGCTTTAATAAGAAAGTAAAATATTTAAAAGAACAATATTATGAAACTGACAAAGAACGAAAAAGGACAGATACAAGAGTACTTGAGACAATACGTCAGCAAGTATCCAAGTCAGAACAAGGCTGCACAGAGCCTCATGGGAACGAGCAGCGCAACGGTGAGCAGCATTCTGCAAGGTAAGTGGGAGAACATTTCGGACGATATGTGGCGTAACCTCGCTTCACAGTTGGGCACCACGGCAGGGACAGGCTGGCAGGTAGTTGAAACGAAAGCCTTTCAGGAAATGACACTCGTCATGAAAGATGCCCAAGCCGTGAAGAATGTCACATGGATAGTGGGAGAAGCAGGCTGTGGAAAGACAACCACAGCTAAGCTATACGCCAGCGAACACAATGAGGTGTTTTATATCCTCTGCTCAGAAGATATGAAGAAAAGCGACTTCATCCGTGAGATTGCACGACGTATAGGTCAGCGTACAGAAGGTTACAGCATCAGAGAGCTGCTCGACAGAATCATTGACGATCTTATTCAGATGGAAGCACCACTGCTTCTTTTTGACGAGGCGGACAAGTTGCCGGAGAGAGTGTTCCACTATTTTATTGACCTTTACAACCGACTGGAGGACAAGTGCGGTATCGTCTTCTTCTCTACAAGCTATATCAAGCGTCGTATGACAATGGGACTGCGATACAACAAGTGTGGATATAACGAGATACACTCGCGTATCGGTCGCAAATTCTTTGAGTTGGAGCGTACAGGAGCTCATGATGTCTATGTGGTTTGTATGGCAAATGGCGTAACAGATAAAGCACGCATATCGGAAGTAGTGAAAGACTCTGAAGAATACGAGTTCGACTTGCGCAGAGTAAAGAAGAGCATTCACAGAGTGAAGTTAATGGCTGCTCAAACAGCGGTAAAACAACATTCAAATAACGTTCAAACCTCAAAACAATGAATAGAGCAATGTCAGTAACCGATATGCTACGTATGAAGAAAGAAACTTATCCATTTGAAGGCGACTGGGCAGATGCTTTCGGAGTACCGGAGCGAGGAGGTGTATGGTTCATCTGGGGACGAAGCGGAAGCGGTAAGACCAGCTTTACGATGAAGCTCTGCAAAGAGTTGGCAAAGTACGGAAAGGTTGCCTACAACTCCTTAGAGGAAGGTTTCTCTCTGACAATGAAGAATGCGCTTATGAAAGCAGGTATGCAAGACGTTGCACGGCGGTTTATCCTCATCAGTGAGAGTATGGAAGACCTTGATGCACGTCTCAAGAAGCGCAAAAGCCCAGACATCGTGGTCATTGACAGCTTTCAATATACACAGATGAGCTTTAAGGAGTATCAGAAGTTTAAGGCGCAACATCGTGATAAGCTTCTTATCTTCATCAGTCAGGCAGAAGGAAACAAACCTTCAGGACGTACAGCCGTGAGCGTTATGTTTGATGCTGCACTGAAGATATGGGTGGAGGGCTACAGAGCTATCAGTAAAGGACGCTATTTTGGTAATCTTGGTTATTACACGATATGGGAGGAAAGAGCCAAGGTGTACTGGGGTGAATGAAAAGTAGATAATATTCAATTGAGATAATATGAAAAGAACAGCAAACGATGGCAGTTTCAAGAAAGGGAATGTGCCGTACAATAAGGGAACAAACATATCCTCACGAAAGCATCATACACGGAAAGGTGTGCAGGGGTTCTTGAAGCGGGCGGTACTTATGATAGCGCAGGACGGAAGTGTCGTCCGAGAGTTTGAGAGCGTGGCTGAATGTCAGAAATATTTGGGATTAAAAGACCGCCATTCCATATCATACGCCATAAAAAAACAGCAGCTGTGCGCTGGACATAAATTGTTGTATGAAGATGACTGGTCTCCTTTGGGAGATTACAGGTGGCGGCCGACAATAGGAAGGAATATTGACGGTTCCCTGAAAAAAGGACACCCTTGGTCTTCACTTTATAATTCAAGAATGAGCGAGGAAATGAAAGAGAAAAGGCGAAAGGCATCGAGCGAGCAAAGCAAGCGTATGGCAGACGACCCGAACAGCAAATGGGGGAAAGGCGTTCAGAAGCCTATCTTATGCATAACTACCGGTATCAGGTATGAATCCATCAAGCAAGCTTCCAGCCAGTTGAATATTCCTGCGAACTATATCAGTGCGGCCATATTGAGGTTTGGAACGACAAAAGGCTTGAAATTTAGAAATATTTAAAGTGTTTAATGGTATGGCAAGTAAGCGAGACAACCTACTCTATCGGTTACGGAAGAAAGGTGTGAGAGTGATAACACGTGAGCGCACAATCTTTTTTCCATACGATGGTGAGCCTTTCAAGACAATACAGGTGAAACGCCTGTGCAAGGAATTTCACTTCTACGTACAATTAGAAATACAATAGGATATGAGTAGAGAAAAAAGAATTGTGGAAATAACGCCAGGGCGAATGATTCCAGGTGGTCGAATGACAGAGTGCCTCGAAAGCCAAGGACATAGTTGCCCATATTGTCAAGGAAATGGGTACCACTGGCAAGAGGACGAGTATCAAGAGCGGTATAAAAAGGAATGCCCGATATGCAAGGGCAGCGGTAAGCTCAATGCCGTTGTAACTATTGAGTGGAAAGTAAAAGAGTAATATATGGACGTTTTAAGTTACAAGTCGATAATTCCGAACGATAAGCCCGACTGGCTGCTTCGATTGCAAATGGAAATCAGTCAATCCTATGCGTTGAGAGGTATGGAAGACACTCCCGAAGAGTGGCAAGAGCTGAAGGGTTTCATAGATGATTTTATCAACAAGCTCTACGTTCGCAAAGACGTAAGAATAAGAAGCGAGATAACCTCCTATCTTATGAAAGAAGATGGGCAGACGCAGCTCCTTATAAAGAGAAACGGCAAGTTACTTCAGAGTTATTACATTAAAAAACAAAAAATATGAAAATCTTAGATGAATTGAAAAAGCGATTGCAGGTGTGGCACGAACAGCGTGCTGCAAGCATAGAGTACAAGCGTCAGATACAACTCGACGCAGAGGCACGTGAAGTCGTGCAGGTAATGGAATTCAACGGCAGGCTGTACATCTGTGTACACGGCAAACCACTGTTTGACATCGACATCTTCAAGGGCAGCGTGGCCGAGGTCGTAGCCAATGGCCGTAGGGCTTATAAAGACTGGAAGAAGGAGAAACTATGGGCAAAGTAAATATTGGACCACGATATTATCGTGTTACTGTCGTCATTAAACCGGAAGGATTTAATAAGATGTTATTGGAGGGACTTTTTGTTTATGGAAAAGAGGCATATACTCTTTCGGAAATCAAAAAGAAATGCTGGGATTTCCTCAAACCTCAAATAAACTTCGAAAAATATGATATTGACCCAGAACAGGTAAGAAAGGATATTAAGCTCATGTCGCTACCGGTTGATTTCTTGCTCAATGCAGATCAAAAATAAGAAGTATAATGGAAAAAGAATTTAATTACGCACGGTTTTATACCCTGCTGAAGAAATTGTCCGGAGCAGATAAGGAGACACTGGTGTATCAGTTCACTCAAGGTAGAACAGTTCACCTGCGTCAGATGTCAGCAGCAGAGTATGACAGTATGTGCCGGCAGATGGAAAATATAGTGGGTTATGATGAGCGTAGGGTTGCTTATCAAAGAGAATTGCGACGAGCGCGGAGTAGCGTACTTCACCAGTTTCAAGTATATGGAATAGACACCACTGAATGGACGCGTGTAGATGCTTTTTGCAAAGATACTCGCATAGCCGGCAAACGATTCAGAGAATTAGATGTTGAAGAACTCAACAGTCTGAATACCAAAATGAGAATAATAATCAGAAAACAAAAGAACAAAACAAAAGAACAAAACAAAGTAATATGAACACGACAGTAAACATTCAAAATTTAAGTAAGGAAGAGCGAGCTAAATTGCTTGCAGAGTTGCAGAATGAAGAAAATCAGACACGCATTGCACGCAGGGAAACCTATGAGGCGTTGCGTGCTGAATTCATGCACAATGTCGATGAGCGTCTGCAGCAGGTTGTAACTGACGTCCGTTGCTTCCATGACTGGTTGCAGGGTGAAGTAGAGGGTTTTGTAAGCATCATGAAAGACTATGGACAGGTACGAAACAGCGAACAGCGCAGCTATACAGTAACCGATGGCGATTTTCGCCTGGAGATAGCGAGCAACAAAGTGAAAGGCTTTGATGAGCGCGCCGACCTTGCTGCAGAGCGGCTTATCGACTATTTGAAGCGTTACATGAAAAAAAGCGAAAAAGGCTCTGACGATCCTATGTATCAGATGGCGATGACATTGCTGGAGCGTAACAAGGCTGGCGACCTTGATTACAAGAGCATTTCCAAGCTCTACGACTTGGAAGCAAAGTTCGATGGTGAATACTCCGAAATCATGAACCTCTTCAAAGAGGCTAATGTGGTGCAAAAGAACGCCGTAAATTACTATTTCTCGAAAAAGAACCCGAAAACGAACGTGTGGGAACGAATAGAACCCAGCTTCTGTAGGCTGTGATACCTTATCGTTTTTTGAGAGAAGAAAACTAAAAAAATGCCCATAAGTGTGTGCGAACACACAATTGGGCGTTTTTTTTATTGATAATTGATGAAAATACATGTAATTACTTGCAAATAAGCAGATTAATTGCTACTTTTGCAACTATGGGGAAAGGAAGAGATAAAGGACTGATAGAACTGCGCGACGAAGCCTTGTGCCGTCGTTACTATTATTGGACGGAGGAGAAACGCCTCCGTTTTGACGATGCCCTTCGCATCCTGTCGAGACAGGAGTTCTTTATCAGTGAAGAACGCATCATGAGTATCATTCGTCGCAAGTGCAGTGAGATAAAAGATATTCAAGTGCGCCCGGTTCCTAAAGTCAGAATGCCACACCTTACGGCGAAACAGTTGGAGCTCTTTTCAGAAGTGGAAAGGTAAAAGGCTACAGAAGCCTTTTACCTTTTTTATAAGGCTGCAGAACCATCGTGAAGTTCAAATTGAAATACGTATTCATATACCTTTATCATTCCAGGCAGTGAATAACATCTTGTCTTCGTTCGGAACATTGCTCCCATATTGTCGCTATGGCGGGAGCACTGAAGAGTTGTATACAGGCGATTTGCCATCTGCAGCCGTTCCGCCACCTTTGCGGTTGTTCCGGAACCGATGTGCGTATCATCGTAGCAGTCGATGGCAAGACGGGCGGTAAGCGTAACCATGCCCTTTTGTGTGCCCATGCCGATTTCCTCCCAGTCTGCCTCCATGTTGCCAATAAGTGCACAGGGGAAAGTTACAGGGTATGTGTCCTCGGCTGTTTCCAGTTGCCCGTAGTCCTCGTCTACGAGCGAAAGTTCAGGCATCTCATCATTGATGAGCTTGAGGATAGATATAAAAATTTCTTCCATTTGCTATAAATCTAAAGTGTTCATGATCTCATGTTCTATTTTCTCGTTTATGCGTTGCTTCAATTCGGCACTCTCACCGATAAACTGACGCTTGGGAATTTTTACGGAAAGTCTTGTCTTTCGGGTAAGTGCAAGATTGCGCCAAAATTCAGCCTGCGGAGACACTGACTGAGCAGGACTTTTCTTTTTCCCTTTTTGTCCCTTCGAAGACTTGTAATACATATACCATGCAAAACGGCGCATCTTTGGCGTTACCGTAGGATTGACCGTTCCTCCTTGGTTATGCACGGCTGCATAAGGCAAATCGTTGGAGACGGTTACACGGTAGTCTCCTGGCACATACTTGACAGAACCGAACAGGTGGTTGCGCCCGGAAAGCAATGGGTTGTAGGAAGCCGCTGCCGAAGCAGAACCAGACAGTTGTCGCTTTGTTGTCGGCCACTTCTGCAAGCCACGATTAACGAATCCTCCCTTGCGGAAGTTATCCTGGTAATGGTCTTTCGCCATACGCCCAACCTTGATAGGGAGCTGCCGTCGCATGAGCTGCTCAATCTCCCTACTTTGGCTTTTTATGAGCTCTGAGAAAACTTTTATGTCCATTTGCTTGCTTTTTAAAAAAATAAGTTGTATATTTGCAACAGCTTCATAAAGAAGTTAGCATGTGCTACGGCACGTTGCATCGCGGAGGGACTCAGTTTCCTCCGTTGTTTTTATAGAAAGTACCATCTTTATAGAATAATCTCACGTTTCCTTTTTCGTAAATCCATACTTCGTCTATGGCCTGTTTGGGCAAATGAATCCGCGCCATTATCTGCTTTCTTATAAAACGTTCCGAACATCCTTTGGTATTATCAATTATAATACGAGAAGACTGGTCAAGACCATGGGACAGCATGCGTCCTACCTTCTTCTTGTTCCATGGTTTTATGAAACCTTCATACTCATAGAAAACTCCGTCTACTTGAAAATCTGGACACTTTCTCTCGTATCGCGTACCAATGAGCGAACCGTATATACTTCGATACTCTTCGGACTTATGATGTAGCCGTGGAGTTATCCTCACCGTCTTACCTTCTTTTGCGAAAATTCTTGCTATGGTCAATATTGCCTTGTAGTCATTTTTGTCTTTATCTGCATCGGAATGGATATAAAGCGTTCCTCCGTTTGGGTACTTTCGCTCCAGCTTGAAACCATCTGCGCCAAGCCTGTCGATACATTTATCAATATACGGACAGGAATAACAGTCCTTCACCCTGTTTGTGAATAGATTCTTTAACCTGTTCTTTAGGTCAGGGCGATAGAAGTCGCAATCCTGGCACGATTTCGGGAAGTACGGGTGGTCGTCTGAGAAAGTCTCGCCAGTCATGCCCGGATTACCCGTCAGTCCCGCTTGTGGTTGTGAAACCTCGTCGTTGTCGGGCACAGGTGTTATAGGTTCGTCTGTACTTGACAGGCTGCACTTGCAGTTCCATCGGTCGCCTGGTCGATGCTCGTTCCAAAATTTATCATTAATCGGTCGAATGACTCCCCAATAATGGCGGTGGTCTTCACCGGGGTGCAGGCTCGTCGATGGCATCCACTTGAGGTTAGGCAGCACATCGCTCTCGCGCTGGAACTGTTGCCAGTCGGCAGCCTGATGCGCACGGAGCACCGCCGTGTCATATTCTGTCTTCAACCATGCGCCACACTGATGCGACGCTATCGGCAGAACATCTTTCAACCACTGTTTGAACGGCTTTAAATTGCCGTTTGAATCCATCAGACGAGCAACCATGTCGTTCTGCATGCGATGCACCTTGAATGCCGAGAACACATCGTTGCTGTGGCGCAGCTGCTGTTGGAAGTCCCTGTCGTGGTCAGAGGCAGCGAAAGCCCCATCTGTCGCTTTGTTGAACACATCCCGCAGTGCTTCAAAAAGGTGTGGCTCAATATCAGTATCGACATTGAACTTCTTCTTGTAGATGTTTTCAAGTGCCTTCCTTAATACGCTTTCGCTGATTTCCATATCAGCAAAAGGTGCGTCGTCAGCATCGAAATAGGTATGATTGACTACCAGTCTAAATGAGCCCCGTCCTTCGGGGCTTTCACGAAAAAAGAGCGGAAGCGGTTCTTAAGTTTTGTTTTTTGTGATTTGTTATTATGAGAGTCATTTTTCCTCTCTTTTGCCTTCTTCTGCTGTAAGGTATTCTCACGCACTTTCTTTTCATCCAACTGTTGTTTTTTCTGCTGGTCATAGTTCTTTGGCTTTTCAATGCCAAATTCCTCGTAGAGGTAGTCATCATCAACAGGGAGAGAGAATGTAGTGTGAAGGCGCGTAAGAATGTTCACTTTCATATTGGGGTCAGTATCTTTTTTCTCAGGGAAACAGAACTTGCCACCAGCAGTGTTAATACCCATGTGCGCAAATATGTCAGCCATGTCATAGTTCAGCACGTTGAGGAGGAATTCCCTATCCGCCTTTGCTACGGCTTCTTCCACCTTCTTGTGCACGGTACCAAGTGCTTGTGTGCCCTTTGCAGATGCCTCCGTGGTTAATGTGTTGCCAAGAATGAGCTTGGAGATTTCACTGTTGCAGCGTTCTATGAAACGGTCGTAGACTTCCGCCGAGCCCGTCTTGTTTCCCGCCTCACGCAGCTGCAGTTCCGTGTCCTTCCCATGGATAAAGGTGGCAAGCGAACCGATGGAATTTGCATCTTGAAGGGCACGTGCACGCGCATCTTCGTCATCCGTCTCATAAGTGTATTCCTGTATGGGCATACCGAACACCTCCGAGAACTGTGCCCAGTCGGCAGTCGTGTTACGCTTGTAGATAACCCATGGTGCAGCCCTTGCAAGCAGTCCAAGGTCAGTGCTGCCGCCGATGAAGAGCAAGTCTTCAAATTCCTCCCACGATGTTCCCATCAGATCCGTCTGTCTGGTGAGGATGAGCTTGCGGACAGGCTCCACGTGCTTACGCGGCACAAGGTCGTAGTCCACCCACTCGCCCTTTTTGTAGAACTGCATCAATGAAAAACCCCAGAAGCGCGCATCAAGTATATCGGCCACACAGCGATAGAACCATGGCGAAAACAACTGCTCATTGATTTCCTCGTCGGGCTTTCCGTTGCGATGGAACTCAATGCTTGAGCTTAAAACTGCGTTCTTTCGCTTGTCAATGACGCTTGACAAGTGAGCATCAAGCAAAATGTCATTGTAGAGGTCGTAGAGTTTTGCCCGCTGCGTGTAATCAACGTTCTCTGCAGCCTTGACAGCCGTCATGAAGTCAGCAGTGTCTATGTTGAATCGCTTTGGCTGTGTCAGCCTGATAATGGCTGGCTGCCGTTGTCCGGGGCGTGGCATATTGCCACTGATGGTTATGCGTGTATTCTTCTTTGCCATGATTATAATCTGTTTTCTCTTTTTCTGTTACTTTTGAACATGAGTGCTGCCTTTGCTGCCCTCTCGTCTTCAGGCAGGAGCGGCACGCCATCAATGGATATTTCTTCCTTGGACACCGCCTTCATCCATTCCACGGCTCTTTCATATCGGTCTTTACGCACCTGCGAAAGTTTCATGGGATTGTGGATGCAGAAGATGTGATATACGGCAATATCAATGACCATCATCAAAACAAGCTGGTTGCGCTCATTGCCTGTTGCCGCGAAGATGGAGTTACAGTCATAGCGTTTATACAGGTAGCTTCGCATTTCGGCTATCGCCCTGTCCTCGCAAATTTCAACGAGTGTCTCATCATCTCTTACAAGCGCATCAAGTATCTCGCGGTGAACGCTTGCATCGTAGTCTTTTATGTCTATAAACTGGCTCATATCCTGTGTCTGTTTTTTGTTCTTATACTTTTTCTTGACTGTATCAGTGGACGGTCTGCCCGTTGGGCAGTCTGGTCAATCTTTCTGTTACCACCCTCTACGGCATCAGGTCCGTCGGCTGGATATTTCAAGGAGAGCGTGAACAGCTTGAATTGGTCTTCAAGTTCCTTCATGTGAGGGTTGTCCTGTTCCTCCTCGTTAAGGATCAGGTTGCCTTCACGGTTCATGGGTTCGAGGTTCGCCTCGATACGCGTGGCCTTGTCCGTCTTCTTTTCCTCGTCCCCCTGAATGTAAAGCGTGATGTCCTTTTCCTTGCGAACCTTACGGACGAGCGGACGGAATACCTGTTGGAAGAATGGATCCTGCAGCTTGTTGTTCTCCATCCAGCAGTAGACGGTGCTGCGCCCAGCGACATATTCCAGCAGCTGCACATACCAGTCGATGAACTCGGCATTGAGTGCCTGTGCAAGGCGCGCCTTTATTACATAGAGCTTGCCGTCTCTTTTTCCCAGAAGCATGACTGCCTTGAAGGACTTTCCCTTCTTTCCTTTCGACTCTCCCGGCGCAGGGTCGCCATAGATGACGAGGAACTTGAACTTGGAGAGCGGCGGCACCTTGCCATAGACTACCTGCTTGAATATCTCCCCCTCTGAAATAGGATTGTTGAAATACTCGTGCTGCTGCGAAAGCGTGGAAATCTTAGACAATGCGCGGTCTATGTGCTCTTCCGTATTTTTCTCCGGCCATGTGCTCTTGCCGCTTTTATCGCGTATATTGACTATGTCCCAATGGTCGGCCATCTCACCGGCACGGGTGATGCAACAATCCTTGGCAATGATGTTGCCACAGAAAATCACCAATGTCGGTTCTGAGGTGGAGCGGGTTGGATAAAGTGCTTGCTCCCACCATTCCCACCGTTTCTGAATGGTGTCAGGGTTCTTAGTATCCTCGTCAGTGTCGAAGTCGTCAATAAGCAGCACATCGGGGCGTATGGCTTCGTTACGGGAACCACGGGGAGACTGCCCTGCACCGATGCCGCGAAAGGCCACGCCGCCCTTTGTAATGAACTCGTCTTCCGTCCACGACCCAATCGTTTGCTGCTTTCCATAATAGGCAATGATACGCCCATTGGCCTCAAGGTTTCCCCTGTAAGGGTCAAGCAGGCGGACAGCATTGTCCTTGCTGTTGGAGGTGAGAATGACATTGCGTTTCTTTCCTGTCAATGTGAGATACATGACGACAAACATCGTGATGGTAGACTTCGCAAGCTCGCGCGACCATGAAATGACTTCATACCATTCGTCATGCGCTATCAGACGGCGGATAGCCCGTTTCTGAAAGTCGGCAAATTCATATTTGGCATAATTCGGAAAGAAATATTGTATCCATTCTATTGGGTGCGCCTCAAGATATATACGATGCTTCTCTCGTTCCGCCACACTCATCTCCTTGTCAACAGGGGTTGAGCGCATAATGTCCTGACGGTATTTCTCCCAATCAATTAAGGCGTTTCTGTCTGTTTGCTTCATAATTATAGAAGTGATTTAATAAAAGCGTCAGAGAGCTGTGTAAGCTCTTTCGCTTTATCAAGGTCTATGGGACGTAGGAACTCTATGAACTTGGTCTGCACACTGATGACATCGGCAATGCCGACATCAGTCTCCATCTTCCGGATAGCAGCTGACAGCTTGCCGAGAATGTCAGCCTCGGCATTGCTTGCGAAGCGTTCTCCCTCTGGTTTCTCGGCTATCTTCCTGTTTATCTCGGCTACCTGGCGGTAGAGGTTCGCCACTTGTTCCTCACGTGTGAGTGTGAGTCCGACCTTCTGCTCCTCCCATTTGCCGTCGGCTATCCATCGGTTGACGGAGACACGGGATACTCCGACGCGGTCGGCGATTTCCTGCTGCGTGAGATTCTCCTTCAGATAGAGCGTCTTTGCCCATTCCTTTTTCTGTGTATTGCTTAAATTGTTTGCCATTTTCACCAAATTATAATGCAAAGGTGAGGTGTTTTAATGATGTTTGCAAATCTATTCCGCATGATACAACTTTATGCCATAACTATTTGATTGTAAGTTGTGTATGATAAAATGGCGGTTTGCAAAGTTGCGGAAAATCTTCCACCTTTGCATCAAAAATCGAAATAACGAAATTTGGAAATGAAACGATTCTTTAATATCATTCCTGGCTCAGATACCTGCTGTGTCCTTTTATATGGCGACATCGGTGATAGCTATAGCACCATCACCAGCAGTCAGATAACACGCGAGCTGATGGAGGCGGAGGTGACCTATAAGAATATAGACGTCCGCATCAATAGTATAGGAGGAGAAGTCTATGCAGGCATTGCCATCTTCAATGCCCTGCGGGCAAGCAAGGCGAATATTACGATATACGTCGATGGCGTAGCTGCATCCATGGCAAGTGTGATAGCGTTGTGCGGGAAGCCCGTGTATATGAGCCGTTATGCGCGACTGATGCTTCACAGCGTCAGTGGTGCCTGCTATGGCAACGCCAAGGATATGAAAGAAATGATGGAGCAGATGGAAAGCCTTGAAGATACCCTCTGCGACATGTATGCCGATAAACTGGGCAAGGACAAGGAGAGCATCAAGGCTGCTTATTTCGATGGTGATGACCATTGGCTGACCGCAGAAGAAGCCCAAGCTCTCGGCTTCATTGATGGTATATACGATGCAGAGCCTGTCCCTGAAGAAAGCACCCCCGAGCAAATTTACGCAATATTCAATAACAGGCTCAATGAGCCACAAAACAGTTTAAATATGAATTTAGAAGAGTTGAAAAAACGTCCGCAGTTCAAGGACTGTGCGACAGATGCCGAGATACTGGCACGTTTGAGCCAGTTGGAGACAAATGCAGGCAAGGTGAGCGCACTTGAACAGGAGAACACCACCCTGAAGGCAAAGGTACAAACGTTCGAGCAGGCTGCCGAAGCAGAGGCAGCAGCCAATCGCAAGACGCTGCTTGACGCTGCCGAGCAGGACGGCCGTATCAATGCCGAGACACGCTCTGTTTACGAGAACCTGCTGAAGGAACACCCCGAAGACGGAAAGAAGGCACTTGCGGCGTTACCTACCAAGAAAATGGTCAAGGACACGCTGCCAGGTGGTCAGCCATCCGAAGAAAGTCCTTGGCAGCAGCGTCAGCGTGAGATTAGAGACAAATTTCACGGAAAGCTGTAGATACCTTGAGAGATAAACAATTAACAAGATAAACGACAATGGCAATTAACATCAAAAATTCCAACTACAATGGTGAGGTGCTGGAGCAGCTCCTCACTGTTGCGACAACTAACAACGAAATTGTTAGCAAGGGGCTTATCCACGTAATCCCAAACGTGTCGAAGAAAATTTCCATTCCGCGTCTGCGGACAAGCAAGATGCTCCAACAGGATAAAGAAGACCCCCAAGTGAGTGATAGCAAAGGTGGATTCGACTACTCTGAAAAGGCTCTTGATCCAGAGAGTTTCATGGCGTTCACCGTGTTCAATCCACGTACGTTTGAGAGCATCTGGAGACCATTCCAGCCAAAAGGCGATCTCGTATTTGCAGAACTGCCGCCAAACGTGCAGAACCAGTTGCTCGATGCGCTTTCCAAGCAGGTTCAATTCGAACTCGGCTTCCACTATGTGAACGGCGAGGCTGGCAGTGACGACGACCACCTGTTCAATGGTATTTTGACACAGGCAGTAAAGGATACAGACGTCATCGTAGCCAAGACCGATTCAACTAAGCAAGTCGAGCGTCTGGCAGCAGTCCGCAAGGCGATTCCAGTCGCAATCCGAGAGAATCCGAACTTACGCATCCTGATGAGTGTAAACGATTTCGACAAGTATGATGATGAGTTGACCTCTCGTGAGTACAAGAATCGTGATGAGACGACACGTAACATCAAGCGTTACAAAGATATCCAGATTGAGACTCTTTCGGCATGGCCTGATGACCTCATCGTTGCTACACTCTGTAGCCCCGATGCCATGACATCTAACCTGTTCGCAGCCGTGAACTTGCAAGACGATGAACATGTCATCAAAATAGACCGCGTAAGCAATATGAGCTCGCTGTACTTCTTCAAGATGCTGATGAAGGCTGACACCAATATCGCATTTGGTGAAGAATTCGTTGCGCTTGACAAACGTACATCACCGAAGTTCCTTCCTCGCGGGTAAAAAAGTACAAACATTACATAACTATTTAAAACGATAAAAAATGGGAAAGAAGACAGAAGAAAAAGAGGGAAAGGTAACCATCAAGGTAACAGAAGATTTCCTCGACAAGTTTGACAATGCTATCCGCTATGAGACGGGTACAGTGCTGGAGTTTGATGCAGAGCGCGCCGAGGACGTCGTGAAACGCGGCCTGGCAGAGTTTGTAGAACCTGAACTGCCACAAGGCTAATGAGCTACCCAATGAGATTCCTTGTAATCCACTGCACAGCCACTCCCGACGGCCGTGAGGTGACCTCTGACGAAATACGTGCATGGCACACCAACGCCAAGAGCAAGGGTGGCCGTGGATGGAAGCAGGTGGGTTACACGGACATGATACATTTGGACGGCCGCATAGAGCGGCTGGTGGCCAACAATGAAGATGCAAACGTTGACCCGTGGGAAATCACCAATGGTGCAGCAGGCTATAACAGCGTGAGCCGGCACATAGTGTATGTGGGTGGTTGCGACAAGGCAATGAATCCCAAGGATACACGTACTGCCGCCCAACGCGAGTCGCTGAAACGCTATGTCCAGGACTTCCACCGCCGCTTTCCGAAAATACGGATAGTCGGGCACCATCAGTTGAATTCGGGCAAGACATGCCCAAGCTTTGACGTCCCGACGTGGCTGCATCAAATTGGCATCAGGCAAGTTTAAATAACCAATCATAAGCAAAGAACAATGGCAGATACTATATTACAGATTCTGCAATGGGCAATTCCCTCAGGCGGTATCGGTGTTGCCATTGCATGGATTGCCAACCGCCGTCTCCGCACGGTGGAGGAGAAAAAGAAAGTAGAGGACACTTACAAGCAGATGTACGACATGGTGAGTAAGGAGCTTGTCGGTCTTCAACAACAAAATCAAGCAAATTATGAAAAAATCGAAGAACTGCAGAACGAGAACGGCAAGACCCGCCGTGCACTCCTGCGCCTGTCGAGGGCTATCGAGGCTATCCAGCTGTGTCCTCATCGGGCTGCTTGTCCTGTCAGCAGCGAGCTGTCGCTCGTCGAAGAAGCTGACACAGGAAAGCCGCGTCGAGCAAAGCATGGCAGAGGAGGTAGACAGCGAGGTGATGAACTTCAGCGAGACACGGATTCAGCCAGTGAAGGTGCCGATGTCATCAGTAAACCTGGCTATCAACCTCGACTCCCTGCGCCTGTTACCCATCGGGGCGGGCTACACTGCGAGGAAGGGACAGGCACATGTGAAGGTGAGTCGTCGTCCACCGACGGCTGACGCCCCCGAACGGATAATCATCGAAGCTGGTTGTGACAGCCTTGAACTTGCCTGTGCAAGCCTTACAAAGACGGTCAGTGCTCTCAAAAAGCGTCTTGCCCGTCAGCAGTACAAGAACGAGAACAGCCGCGAGGAGGTAAAAGAAAAGTCCTCTTTCAATAGTGTTCAAACAGCGTTCAAATGGCTGTTGATAGGCTTCCTGACGGGCTTGATACTATCAAAGATAAAAACGATCATTTCATTTATAAAACGAAAACTATATGGCAAATAAAGATTTTTTGTATGGCCTTAGCAAAATTACCTTTGCGGGTAAGGTTGTCGGCTATATTGAGAAGGACAGCTTTGAATGGAACGGAAAAGCACCCGAAAGCGTCGATGTTGATGCGGAACAGGTGCCCGATGCTCCGGTACTGACACTGGTGCAGAAGAACGGTACCGTAGAGCCTAAATTCAACATGATACAGCTCAACTACGAGAATATGGCAGCCATGCTCGGCGGTAAGGCTACAGCCACAGGCTGGGAAGCACCAACAGCATTGCTGCAGCTCAGCGGCGAATGTATCATAGACACGCCAAGCGGAAAGCGCGTCAAGATTCCTAACGCCGTGCTGCTGTCCAACCTCGGAGGCAAGCTGACATTGACGGAAGTATCCAAGATAGAGTGCCAGCTGAAGGTGATGAAGCCTGCCGACGGCAGTGCTCCTTACTCTATCAGTGATATCAGTGCGGGCTAAAACGTAGGCTATGGATGAAAGAAAAGTCCAACAGGAGGCATCGGAAGCCCTGCTTGATGTGGGGGTGTCGGTGCCTCTGAAGCCTATCCGGTTGCCATTCCGCAAGAAACGGCTGTTGTTAAGACTGACAATGCGCCGCCCGAGGCTAAGCACGCAAATAAAGATAGCCCGCCTTTACTTAAGTTTAGGTGTAACCTATGCGGAGTTGGAGGCACTTGACAAAGATGGGCAGATGTGTTTTATTGCCGAGCATGGCAAGACTATTTCAGACATGGTAGCCTTGACGATGTGTGGCAAGTGGTGGAAGCCCGTGTGGCTCGTATCGTGGATACTGCGCCATTGGGTTGATAATCTCTACATGCAGGTGGCACTGATGAAGTTCGTCTTGCTGCTGGGCACGGAAAGTTTTACGAATATTATCAGATCAGCCGAGATGACGAATCCGATGAAGCTGAGACTGAGCCAAAAGAAGAAGGGGAGTTAGCGACTCAGTACGAGGGAAGTCATAGCCCCTTTGGTCTGATATGGCAGATAGCCAATGCAACGGGCTGGAGCCGGGAGTATATCTTGAACGGCGTGAACTATCAGACACTCATGATGATGATGGCGGACGCTCCACGCTACATCAAGAAGAAAAAAGAGAGCAAAGAAGAAAAAGAGGAAGAAGCAGACAACGTTTTAGACTTCTTCCAAAGTAATCTCCAATCAGAATAAAACTCAAAGGCAAATGAAGGCAGTGGAAATCGAATTCTTGATGAAAGGCAACCTGAAGCAAGGCTTGCGGGAAGTCGGCGGTGAGGCAGATGTGCTTGACAGCCGCCTGCGTGGGCTGCGCAATACGGTTGGTGGTATCTTCGCTGTTGATAAGAGCGCAGAGTACATTAAGAAAATTGTTGATGTTCGCGGAGAAATCGAAAGCCTTCAGATTTCCTTTGAGACCTTGGCGGGCAAGACAAAGGGGGACAAATTGTTTGGAGACATCAAGGAATTTGCCACCAGCACTCCCATGATGATGAATGACCTTGCCAAGGGTGCGCAGACACTGTTAGGTTTCAATATTGAGGCAGAGAAGGTGATGCCTATCCTCCGTCAGATCGGTGATATTTCCATGGGAGACTCTCAGAAATTCAATTCTCTCGTGCTTGCCTTTGCCCAGATGAGCTCTACGGGCAAACTTATGGGGCAGGATCTCCTGCAGATGATCAATGCCGGCTTCAACCCGCTTGTTGTCATAGCTGAAAAGACAGGCAAGAGCATAAGCGCATTGAAGGAGGAAATGTCAGATGGCAAGATAAGTGTCGAGATGGTTGCAGACGCCTTTGCTTCTGCCACGGGTGAAGGTGGCAAGTTCCATGGCATGCTCGAAAGGCAGAGCAAGGGAATGAAAGGTGCTGTCAGCAACCTCGAAGGAGCATGGCAGGATGCAATGAATGCCATGGGCGAAAGCAGTGAGGGTTTCTTGATGGAGGGCATTGAGCTTGCAACGTCAGCAGTCAAGAACTATGAGAAGCTGGGAGCGGCTATTTTCACAGTCATAGCTGCCTATGGTGAATATAAGGGTACGTTGATGGCTGTTCAGGCATTGCAGAACGTCATGAACAGGCAGAAGACCATCATAGAAGCTGACCGTGTGAACGAGCTGAAGGAACTTGTCGATAAGTACAAGAATGCGAATACCGATGCCATTAACAATGAGACAGCTGCCACACAGGCAAACACCGCAGCAAAGGCGGCAAGCAAGACGGCCATTGATGTAGAGGTGGCCGCCGTGGAAAATGAGCTGCGTGCGCACTTGGCAGCAGCTGAGATAAAGGCAGCTTCTGCTTTTGCCGAACATGAGTTTGCCAATCAGATGGTGGACGATGCCGTTCGTGGTGTCGCTGCTGCCCAGGAGAATTTGCAAGCTACCTTGAAAAGCGGTGATGCAAAGGCTATCGAAAGCGCACAGGAGGAACTGAATACTGCCGTTAAGGAGCGCAATACCGCCGAAGAAATACGAAACGCAGCCGCGAAGAATTCCACTGCTGCATACACGCACAAGCAGGCTGCAGCACAGCAGCTGTCGACTTTCCAGACACAGGTGGACACGGTGCAGAAGAACGCCAACACTCGTGCTACGAGTCTTTGGGCGGCAGCTACCCGTATGGCTACGACGGCCATGCAGAGCCTGAAGGCGGCCTTCATGTCAAACCCTTTTGGAATCGCCCTGGTAGCCATTACTTCAATGATGGGGCTTCTGTCAATGTTCTCCTCAGAAACAGAAAAGGCAGCCGACGTTACCAACCGCTTCCGTGATAAAGTGCTGCAGCAACAGTCGCAGTTAGACACCTATTATGCAACGCTTGCAAATGTCGAGAAAGGCTCTAAAAGCTACAAGACTGCCCTTGACGGCATCAACGCCGCTGCCAGGGAGTATAACACGCAGGAGCTGTCGCTCAACGATACCTTGGCCGAACAAAAAAGGAAATATGAGGATTTGACGGAGGCTATCCGTCAGCAAGCAGCAGAGAGGACGCTGGCAGAGGCAGCGGCAAAGGCCAACGAAGATGCCATGAATGCCGAGAAAGATGCCATGGACAGCTTGATGGAGAAAGCCAAGGATGCCACGTATAAGGAGATGCGTGAAGTTGTGGAGAGCACCCCTGAAGGCGTTACGGTAATGGTCAACAAGTCCGTGGATGTTGCCAGTGAGAAACTGCGTCAGGTAACATCTGCGACATGGAATATGATTTCCACCGAAGTTATGAACCATGCAGCAGATATTTCGGCTGCCTTTGCAAAATCACAGGAAGATGGTACCAAGGCTGTTGAGGAAGAGGTTCGTGCAATAGAAGGCATCTTGCAGGCATTGGGAGTGACGGATAAGGAAATAGAAGCTTTCCACGATAACCTTTACGAATACGTGGAGAAATCTGCCATGGGCTTCAGTGACTCCTATGGAGAGCTTGAACGGACAAAAGCACAGTTGGAAGGAATTGCCAATGCTGTCGTCGAGACGAAAGACGCGACTAACGAGGCTATCAGTCAAATGAACTATGAGCAGCTGGTTCAGAAGATGCAAAGCGTCCAAGCTGAAATAGACAGCATCAACTCCAAGGAAATCAGGGTTGAAACGGACAACACCCGTCTCTTGGAACTGAAAACGCTCCTTACTGACATCAACAAGCTGCTCCCCAACGCACTTACCGTTGGGTCTGATGCTGACCTTGAAAAACGCCTGCAGGAGTTGAAGAAGAAGCGCGATGGTGAGGTGTTCGGCACTAAGGCATGGAAAGACTACAACAGTCAGATAGGAAAATTAACGGCAAAACTCTCTGCGCATAAAGGGGGATATGCAGAGACGATTTTTAATGAAAACAGGAAAAAGAGTAAAAAGAAAAAGAAGAAGAAAGGACCCTCCAAGGAGGAGATAGCCCGCCAGCAGGCTCGTTACCAAGAAATAGTTGAAGAGCAAAAAGAAGCGCGCAAGCGTGCGGTGCGGGATATGGAATTGGAAACGCGACAGGCACAGATAGATGCGATGAGGGAGGGCTCCAGGAAAACCCTCGCACAGATACAGCTTGACTTTGAAAAAGAAAAGGAAAAGATAAATCGCGAATATGAAGATTTAAAGAAAGGCAAGATTGAAGCGGCACAGAAGGCGTGGGAGGCTAACCCTGCCAATAAAAAGAAAGTTTTTCATGCAAATCCTTCTGACAGCCGTTTTGCTTATACAAAGGCAGAAGAAGAGAACAAAAAAGCGCAGGAAGAAGCGGCAAGGCAGGACTTCTTGAAAAAACGCTCTGACGTATTCAGTGCCGACCGGCAGGCCATGCGCGACTATCTCAAGGAGTATGGCACGTTTAACCAGCAGAAACTGGCCATCGCAGAAGAATATGCCGAAAAAATCAAGAAGGCTACAACTGAAGGAGAGCGCAAGAAACTGATAGCCGAGCGCGATTCTGCACAAGGAAAGATAGAAGTAGAAGCTATCAAGCAGAGCATCGACTGGGGCAGTGCCTTCAGTGAGTTTGGTACCTTGTTCAAGTCAGAATTAGATCCGCTGCTGAGTAAGCTGCGCAAGATAACTGAAAGCAAGGATTTCAAAAACAGCAGCGTTCAAGACCAGTCAATTGTCTTTGAACTCATACATCGCCTTGAGCAGAGTGCCGCCGCATGGGACGGCGAGATTTTCAAGAAAGTCAGCGATGATATGGTTGCCTATCAGGCGGCAATGGAGAAACTGATAGCCGCACAGGAGGTGGAACGCCATGTGTATGAGGAAACGGCCGATAGCCTGAAAGATGCGCGGGAGAAATTAGAACAGGCACAGGCGGAAGGCAACACCGAGGAGATGGCGCGATGGCAGGCAGAGGTAGACCGTCTGGTGGCTGAACAGAATGCTGCAAGTACAGCCGTGTCAGCATGTGGCAAGGCAGCCAACGAGGCTACCGAAAATCTAAAAGCAAGTGCTGATAGGGCAAAGGGTATGTTCGAGGGTTTGGAAGGTGCGATAAGCGGTCTTACGAGTGGTACCCTAAAAGGCATAGGTAACGCCTTGATGCGCCTTGACAAACTTTTTGGCGGTGGTGAGACTACAAAGGCTGTCGGCAACGCTTTTGCCAAGGGTGTCCAGACCTTGCTCGGAAAAGACAGCAGCGTCAGCAAGGCACTTTCGACGGCTCTCGGAAACACAGGCATGATGGGTGAAGTCATCAGTGCCATGCTTGGTATCTTGGACACCATTGCGCAAAATGGCATCAGCGGTATCGTGACGAGCCTTCAGGACACCATCTTAGGTGCTGTGGAGAAGATGCTGGAAGAGGTGTTCAGCGGTAATATCATCATGAAGCCGCTCAGCAATTCCATGCAGCATCTTAACAACATCTTGGATACCGTTACGTTTGGTGGCTTTCACAAGCTGACCAGCCTGCTTGGCGATGGTGACAGTGACAAGCACCTCGAACGCGACCTTGAAAAACTCACCCAGAGCAACGCCGACTTGAGACAGGCATTGGAGAACCTTACCGATGAGATGAGCAAGGCGAAGGTAAACGATGCAGGCGGTCTTTACGAGCAGCAGAAGAAGAATATCAGGGAACAGGAGCGCAATGCGCAGGAAAAGATGGCGCGCAGTGGAAAGGCGTACACCAATGGTGATTGGTACAAAGCATGGACTAACGGCAAGCATAGCTCAAATTACAAGATAGACAAGGGTATGAGCAGCCGTGAGTGGGACGCAATCAGCAAGCTGCTCGGCAAAGAAGTGCGTAGTGCCAGCGATTTTTGGAAGCTGTCGAGTAAGGAGATGTATGAAGTGGCCACGAAACTGACCAGCGAGTACAGCCATTTGAAAGACCTTGCAAATGACGGGTACAAAGATGCTGCACAGTTCATGGACGATTACATCGGTTATTGGAAGCAGCTGGAGCAGATAGAGAACGCCTACCGTGAGAAGATGACAGGCATCAGCTTTGACTCTGCTCGCGATTCGCTGAAGAGCCTTGTGAAGGACGTCAAGAACGGCAGTCGCGAGGTATTGAAAAGCGTGGACGAGATGTTCCAGGACGCCATCTTGAATTCGCTGATGTCCAATAAATACAGCGAAAAGCTGCAGGAGTGGTACAAGGCGTTTGCTGCAGCCATGGAGGACGGTCTGTCCAATGGCGAGGCAAGCAGTCTGCGCGAGATGTACAAGAAGATATTCGATGAAATGAACAAAGAGCGCGACCAAGCCTACAAGTCGGCTGGCATTGACCCTACGGATAGTACGCAGCAGACAGGGCGAAGCGGAGCGTTTGAAACAATGACGCATGACCAAGGTACTAAGCTGGAGGGACTCTTTACCAGTGGGCAGCTGCACTGGGCAAGCATGGACTCCTTGCTGGCAAAGATAGCTGAGAGATGGGCAGCGGCATCAGACCAATTAGCCCAGTTGGTTGAGAATACAAGCTACTGCAAACACCTTAAGGATATTTCCGAAGATATCAGGTCGATAAAACGTGATGGATTCAAAATGAGATAGCATTATGGCAAGACACATATTATCAGGTCAGGTCATCGTGAATGGTACTGACATTTGGACAGTATATAATGCCTTCCTGCGCGAGGAGCAGAAGGGAGGACACGAGAATTTGAACGCGCTGCTTGCCCCTGCAAAGACAAAGGGCAATGTGGCGGTAAACATTCGGGAGCAGAACGGCGAGGAGTATAGTGCTGACCTTCGGCCAAGAAGCGAGGGGCGCGACGTAACGCTGCACTTTGCCATCAGTGCCACCTCGACTGCCGAATTCGTCCAGCGTTACATTGCCTTCGTCAAATTCCTGAAGTCGGGCGACAGAGGCTGGCTCACTTTTAGATTCCCAACGCTGGGCTTGGAAATGCGAATGTTCGCAGACCAATTTCCTAACGGCTTCACAGCCATAAGCAACCTATGGGCAGAAGGGCAGCAATGCGGAGCGTTCAAGGTGAAGTTCCGTGAGCCGGTTGCATCATTTTAATAGTATTTTATTGGCGTTTAAATAGCACGAAAATGATAGAAATATACGGACGGGACAACAATTTGAAATGCCGGATAGAGCCGGGCAACAACAGTCAGCAGGACAAGACCCTCGGTGGCGACAACCTGCTGTCCCTTTCATTCGTGCACTATAGCTTCGTGCAGCTCGATGTGAACGACTACTGCGAATTCGAGGGCGAACGCTACTGGCTGCAGGAACGTTACCTGCCCACCCAAAAAAGCGAGGGCGAATGGAGCTACGACGTGAAGCTCTATGGAATTGAAAGTCTCATCAAGCGGTTGCTGGTATTGAAGAATCCAGATGGTGAGAACGAGGCTGTATTCACGCTTACCGCACCGGCATCAGAACATGTACGCCTTATCGTCGGCAGTATCAATGCCGGTATGGGCAACTCGGCGAATTGGAAGATGGGAGCTGTCATGGCAACGGAGAACCTGACCATTGATTACAACGGAACTTACTGCGATGAGGGATTGCGTCTCGTTGCAGAAGCCGCCAAGACAGAATGGTGGGTGGAGGGACAGACGGTAAACGTCTGCCGTTGCGAGCATGGCGAGGAACTGACACTGCGCTATCCTGAGAGCATTACACAACTGGAACGTGATACTGCCGATGGTGCAAAATTTTACACACGGCTTTTCCCTATGGGAAGCTCACGCAATATTGACCGTGCAAAATATGGCTCTGTTCGTCTCCAGCTTCCTGGCGGCCGCAAGTATGTGGATATGAACGTTGATAAATATGGAATCTTCCACCATTACGAGGAAGCCACCTTTTCAGCCATTTATCCACGGCGTGTCGGTACGGTAAGCGAAGTGAGGGAAACTACGGTAAAGGGCAACGATGGCAAGCCGTTCAAGATATACTGGTTCAAGGACGGCGAATTGCCATTCAATCCTAACGAATATGAAATAGGAGGGCTTGTAAAGCACGTGGTGTTCCAAAACGGTGAGCTTAACGGCCGCGATTTTGAGGTGAATTATCACGCTGGTAGTCAGGAGTTCGAGATTATCACGACATGGCCATACAGCGATGATATACAGTTGCCTGGCGGGCAGCTTGTTCCGAAAGCAGGCGACAAATACATACTTTGGAACATTCGCATGCCCGATGAGTATTACGGTTTGGCAGAGCAGGAGTTTCTCAAGGCTGTCGAAGCATTCAATGCCAAGCACTGCATTGACACGTCAGTATATAAATGCCCTACACACCATGTATGGGTGGAACGTAACAACGTGCAGCTCTATATCGGGCGAAGAATACGCTTGGAAAGCGAGCAGTATTTTCCTGAAACAGGTTTTCGCAGCAGTCGTATCACACGCATAAGCCGCAGTGTGGCACTGCCAAGTCAGATGGACATTGAAATCAGTGATGCTACAAGCACAGGTGCCATGACACGTATCACCGATAGTATCAATGAAGCCAAGAGGTATGCAAGGGAGGCACTTGGAGCATTGCCGGACATTATCCGAAGTGGCGACACGACGAAGCCTACAGATACCAACCTGTACAGTGCACGACGGACACACAAGGAATTCCTGAGTAAGAATTCAGCCGACACGGCGCAGGGGGTAATTACTTTCTTGAAGGGTATAGGATTCAAGGACGGTGCAGGTTTCGATGGCTTTGGCAACGCCATATTGAAAGCCATTCAGACGCTCGGCTTTGAAAAGACCATCAACGGCTTTGGCGTATGGCTCGATGAGAAGGGACGGGCGCATGGGCAAATCGACTACTTAGAGGTGATTGGCAAGGCTATCTTCCGCAGCCTTCAGATAGATGAGTACAAGCATATCGGCGGAAATATCGTCCTTTCGGGCGCAAATGCCGTAATAGAAAAGGTTGTGCCTGTAACGGGTGGCTGGAAGTGCTACCTCCACACGGACGATGGCGACAAGGCTATCACCAATGATTGGGAGGCTGGCGACCAAGCGTTATGCCAAACTTTCAACATCAAAGCAGGTGTGTACGAAAATATCAGCAACCGCTATTACTGGCGCGTCGTGTCTGAGGTGGCGCAGAAAACGGCAACGGAAGAGGCATATATCATCATTACCGCCGATGACACCTACCGCGATAAAAGCGTAGACAACGATGAGCCGAAAGCGGGTGATAACGTCGTGCTATGTGGGCACAATACGTTGTGGGACATTGCCCACGGCGTAGAACCGACGAAGTACCGCCACCGCATGAATGTTACGATGATTACCACCTCAAAAGAGGAGGGCGGAACAATCGAAGTGTATCGCAACATTCACGACTTTTCGCTGAATAAAGGTAACGCAATATTTCATTTGTCCAGCGAAAAAATCTATATGAATAGCCGACACTTCGAATGGATAAGCTCCGACGGAGAGCGCATTCCCAACGTGCTGTATCGTGGCGACTGGGTACCGGGCACGGTGGCAGCCAAATATGAAGCGTGGTATTATACAGGAGGCACATGGCTTTCACTCGTCGATAATAACACCGACGAACCAATGGGGCAATCCAAGAATTGGAAGCAGTATGCTGCTAAGGGTAAAGACGGCGGCACAGGGCTGCGCGTCGAGGGTTTTTCTTCTGCTGGCAGCGCAGCCTATACGGAAGGGCAGACGGCGTGGAAAGCCACCTTTGAAGTTCACGTATGGGAAAACGACGTGGAGATAACAACGAAGCTGCCATCTACGCGCTTTGTATGGGAGCGAACGAGCGAATATGAAGCTGGTGATGCTGCGTGGAAAGACAGGCACAGCAACGATGGCTATAAAATAAACGTAACGTATGACGACTTAATGGGCGACACTTCTTTTGTGTGTAAATTCCTTAATTCGTCCGGAAATAAAATATTAACAAGTGTAACTTTTTAAATATAAAAACAATGGCAGATATATTAGCACAAAAAACATTTACAGTAAAAAAGTTGGTGAATGGAAAAACCCTTACCTTCGTCCTCAAGACGGACAAGGCACTCACGCAAATATTTTCACGTGATAGCAAAACATTTGCGCCTGACTATGCAGCATCGGCACTTACCTTGACACCAATGCTGTTGGTAAGCGGGAAGAACGGAGACCAGACAGCGCACCTTAGCAATTTGAATTGGCGTGTGCTCAAGCAAGATGGCTCGGCAGCTACACAGGCATTGACGGCAGGCACCGGGCTTGCTAAGAAATTAGCAGCCAACCTAACCGACTGCACAGGCTTGAAGATAACTTGCGAGGCTACCTACACCGACCCTGTCTCAAGGGCAGCAGCGCAAGTGGTAGCGTCGGTAGAAATAACGAAGATGGAGAATGCCGGCGCAAATATCCTTGCGAGTCTTTATATGCCCGATGGCGACACCTTCGACAATGCTGGTAAGGCTTTGAAGATACATTGCGACCTTATGCGTGGCGGCGATATTGACACCTCCAATGTTACTTACACTTGGTTTCAACTGCGAAGCGGTGTGTGGACGAAGCTCGAAACAAGTAATGCCAACGGTATCAGCGGTTTTACAACCAACGAAATAACAGTGCCAGCTTCAGCTGTCGTAAATGTCGGGATATTCAAATGTGTCATAAAAGACACCGATACCGCAAGCGCAACGGCAAACAAGGAGGTGTTTGCCATCGGTACTCTTTACGACGGTTCAGACCCTTACGAGATTGATGTTTTTCAACCCAACGGCGATAACGTTGCCGAAGGGGGCACATTGCTCCACTGGTTTAAAATACGTCAGGGTGCTTCCTATATTACTGACAGCGTAATATTGGGAGCGCATAATATGCGTGTTTGGCGTTTTGCAGCTAACAATGCAATTGATACCACATGGGGCACAAGTGGGTATAAAGCCTGCACGAAAGATGCCCCTAACGCACGCTATGCACTTGATATAGCCTACTCCGACTTATTGAGTGCCAGCCAAGCATTTTGCGTAGAGCTGTATTAAAAATGTAAGGGCGTTAGAATTACGCCCTTACCCCCTCTTTAATAAATAAAAGTAGTAGTAATAATGGCAGAAATAATAGCACAACGCACATTTACCGTTCGCCGAGCACCAAAAGATGGGAAGCCCGGAGAACCCGGCGATAAAGGGGAAGATGCCCTCACCCTCACAGTTACGCCAAACACCTTTGTTTTTCAAACCAATAACAAAGGTGTCATCGAAAATTTGGCGCAAAATAAGGGTAAAATCCGAATGTTTCTCGGACAAACGGAAGTTGTGCCCAGCAGTATAGATATTACTCCATACAATTGCTACGCAAGAATAGTAGGCGACAATACATTATACTTCGACGGTATTAGTCCTAACCAATGGAGCGGAAAGGTGGAGGTTACCGCCACCTACAAGGGGCAGACACGCACTGCCATTGCTGAATTTATGGTGAGTGCTCAGAAGTGGAATGAAGCCAAGTTCCTTGCCAATGAGCAGCAATTTCAAAGCATCATCTCACAAAACAAAGCAGACAAACAAGGGTTTGAAAGACGTATGTCTGCCATTGAGCAAGATGCCGAGAATATTCGTCTGTCGGTCAGCAAGCAGACCTTCAGCGGCGTGAACATGCTCAAGGGCGCGAGCCTGCGTCCTTTGAACTTATTGTTACTACAAAGAGCTCAATACGTAACAATAGGAAACTATGCGAGTGTAGCACACCTTGACAATCCTTATCTTGCCATTGTGCGCCACGGTGCGCCACAGAACGAATGGAACGGTTGCAAGTTTCCTGTTATAAAGGCACTGGGCGGACGCACCTACACGCTGTCAATGTTTGTGCGAGTCTACGGAAGCGAGCAACCTTACATTGAAATCAAAAGAAGCCGTTCAAAGGATATGACAGCCCCGAAGACGAGTTATCCAAATATACCATCGACGTGGGGGCAATGGAAGCAATATACTCATACCTTTGATATGGAAGACGGATATAACTATGTCCAGATATTTATAGGCTACACAAGAGATGGCGAGGCTTATTTGTCCGAAATGCAGCTGGAAGAAGGAGCTAAAGCAACAGCATGGAAGGACCCTGACGTTGTGGAAAGCGTTGAGCGCACCGGTATCGACCTGACCAATGGTACTGTGTCGGTCGAAGCAGCCAACTTCGAAATAAAGCATAATGGCGAAAAGCCTTTTGTTGTGAGCAAGGGAAAGGCATTACTGGGCGGTTGGGTGTTTGACAAGGGACAGCTGTTCTCCCAGTGCGGAGATGTAAATGGTAATCCAAGCACGGACTATGGCAATGCCAATTTCAATCCTGATATTGTTCTCGACCCTATCAATGGCTACATGTCAGGCGTTGGCTCTTTCAGAAAGAAAATGCTGGTGATAACTCCTCAAAATATAACTAAATATGCGAAAATAGATCCCGATATTGGTTACGTATTTGTTGCCGGAAAAGTATCCGCCATTGCTTTGTTCAAAGGCTCGTTTAACCGTACTATATTTATAACGGTGCCCGGTAGTGGAGGTTATTACGGTGATGGCGATTTTGAGATTGCACGATCATTGATAGGGGAAACTGTAGCTATATACAACCAATCGACGAGCTATATAAACATTTGGGGATCGGGTACATCTGTAACAGTCTACCCGAATAACTTTGCCGCCCTTGAAATAAAGCTCTCGGTTAATTCTGAAACGGGAAAAGAAAGTTATTACAAC